CATCATCAAAACCACGCAGAAATTCACCGCGCAAGTCCGGCAGATTAAATGTGGTGCTGCCATCACCGGCACCGAAAGTGGTCCCGATGGCAGTGAATAGTGCCGCGTAGCTTGTTCTTGAAATGGCTGCGCCATTGGCTTTGAGCCATCCCGCCGGCGCCAACGGCCTCGCGAAATAATTGACCGCGCCAATCAAGTGTGACTCGAAGACGAAGTTGCCGAGGTCAGTCGCGTCGACCGTCGCTGTCAAACGACCTCCAGCCGTCCAACCGAGCTTGACGGGGTTGGACAGCTGCCCGATGCCGGCGCCTTGCTGCACCGGCGTAAAACCAAGCGCATTCTGCTTGGAGCCCGGATCAAAACTCACCGCGTCCCACACTAGCTTCCAGGCCCGGCCTTTGAAGGCCGGCGTCTGAGCTGCGTATCCGGTGCGCTCCCAGGTGCGTTGCGTGCTGCCGCCTTCGACATACACCTGGCGGATGAATCGCCCACCGTTGAGCGTTGTCAATGTGCCGTAGCCGTCACCGCCCATTGGTAGATGTGTCGCGCCGATAATACCGCGATCGTTGGCCACGGTGACATCGCGCACCCCGGTGTCCGTCAATGTGTCGCAATCGGTGTCGCTGCTGGTGTAGTCCGCTAGCGTGCGGAAATACAGTGCGTTGCCGCGCTCCGGTGTCAGGTATTGCGGGTGCGGATCGGTAGCGGCCATGTGGGTCGCGATGGCCTGCGCCAACGCCGGTGTCAATCCGGCCGGCGTGACCGCTCGTGTTGCGTCGGTCCCGGCCTTGGTTTCTGCTGCGGTGGCCAGCTCGACCACGCCTTGCCGTTCAACCGTCGCCGGCGGATTGGTGAAATTGGCGTTGCCGAAAGTCAGCGAGGCGACGTTGATGGTGGTCAACACCGTATCGGCGGCCAATAGCAGCATCGACTGTGCTGACTTTTGCAGAATCGGCTCCGGCTGGCCGTACACGCCCAGCAAGACGCCATTGCTGAGCCAGTAGCCGATGCCGCGCACCGTGTAGGCGTCGGTGCCATCGTCGCGGATGGTGACGTGGATCGTATCGGCGGCAACCGTCTCGCCGGAAATGGTGGCAATCCGCTTGATCTCACCGGGCAAGGCGGTCATGTCGTCATTGGGCGTGAAGACGGCCGCGGTAATGCCGATTTCGGCCACCTTGAGCGGCGCGGTGCCGTTGTGTTCGGCATTGACCAAGGCGGCGCGGCCAACTTTGGTCGTGATGAATTGGAGTCCAGGCATAGGGTTAGGTTTCTGTCAGATTCAAACGGGCATAGATCACGGGATGCGTGACGCTCACCACGGCAAGCGCGGTGCTGCTGTCAATCCCCTGGGTAAACGTGAAATGGCTGCGCACCGGCTTGGTGCGGTTGACCTCGGCGATCACGTCATCGACAAACGCGGCCGTGGCCGATTGGCCGCCGCTGCCGCTCAAGGTCATGACCAGGTCAAAGGTGTGCGGCTCGCCCATCGGGGTCTGTTGCCACCACTCGCGCAACAGGATCGCGCCACCGAAGGCGGCGACGACATCCTTGACCGACTCGGCGGTGCCTTTCTGGCGGTGGATCGTCATTGCGCTGCGCACCCGGGCGCGGCGGACCGCTTCGCTCCAGTAGGATTTCCAGCTGTCGACCGAGAGTTGCCAGGCGAGCCAGGGCAACAGATCGAGCGGGCAGGTATCGGGTTGGACCAGCTGACGCAGTGGTACCGGCACAGCTGAGATGCGCGCCGCACTGGCTTCGAGCGCCCGTTCTTGCAGCGTGGCATTGGGCGGCAACAGGCTCTTCACGAGCTTACTCATAGACACCGCCATAGGTGATAACAATATCGTCGCAGAAAGGCGCCTGGAGCCGGGAAATCGCCAGGTCGGCGGCCGGCGCGGTCAACTCAACCCGCTCGACGCCATCGACATGCAAGGCCGCGTAAATCCCGGACAGGGTCGGCACGCGGCCAATCCGGTGCGCGTCGACCACGTATTGCTGCATGCGCTTTTGCGCTTCCGCGACCACGACGGTGGCATCCGGACCCGGGAAGGTGAACAGCCGAGCGCGAACTTGATAGTGGACAATCTGTGCCGAGCGGACGATCACCTGGTCGGTTAAGGGCCGAACATCGTCGGCACTCAGCCAGGCGGCGACGATGTCGAGCAAGTCTTGCGAGGCGGTGCCGTCGCCTTCACGCGACAGAATGGTGACGACAACGACCCCGGGGGACGGACTGGTGGCCGAGGCGTCCAGTACTCGCCCATCCGCCCCCAGCGCATGGAAAATGTACGCGCCTTCCGGACCGGCCACCGAGAAGCCCTGCGGCGCCAGCTGGATACGCTTGCGGTAATCGGGATTGGACTCCATCACGGCGTCGATGCCCTTGTCCGGGTCCGCTGGCGAGAGCTGCAGGCGCGGCACGTCCATCAGCGCGCCCAGGTGATCCAGATCCGCATCCATTGCGTACGCCAGCATCACGGCGCGGGCAGCTTCGTTGACGCGCTGCCGGACTTGCAATTCGCGGTAGGCGGTGACTTGCAACACCTTCATGGCCGGATCGGATTCCAGCAAACCGTCATAGGTCGCATCGCGCTCGACCAGGTCAGCTAGTTGTTCGGTGAGGATGGTCTCGAAGTCGAGCGCTTCAATGATATTGGGGACCGGCAGGCGTGACAGGTCAATGGCGGCGCTGCTCATACGGCACCTCCCAGACTTGCCGGCACGGCCAGCTGCACGCTTTGCTCATCGGCGACGCCGTCCAGGACCAGGGTGTCGGTACCATCCTGGCCGCGCTCCAGCTGCAAACCGGTCAAATTGATGCGCGGCTCCCACAACAGCACGGCATGGGCGGTGGCGGCGTAAATACGCAGGGTGGTGGCGCCGTTGAGCGGCTGGTCGATCAGTTCCGGCACTTCGGAGCCGTAATCGCGGCGCATCACGCGGGTGCCGATCGGCGTGGTGAGGATATCGGCCAGCGACTGGCGAATATGCGCCAGGCCGGAAAGGACGCGCCCGTTGGTGGCGTTCATGCCGGTCATTTCGGCGCCCCGGAATCGTCGTTACCCTTTTGGACGCCGCCATGCGGATGCTTGACCAGGCTGATGCCCTTGGCCACCACATCGTCGCTGGCTTCCAGCTTGCCGTTGATGAGCGCTGCTGCACCGCCGTCTTTGCCGGGGGTCACGGCCATGCCGCCATTCAGGGAACTCAGGCCACCCACGATCAGATTTTTGAGGACGGTCAGGTTGCCGGTGCAGAGCGTGTCTTCGGCGTTCGAGGTGACTTTGCCCGGGAGTGCGGTCACGCTGGTGCCGTCCGGCAGTGTGGCGCTCAAGACGTGGGCGGCGCTGTCGTATTGGACCACGGCGCCATCCGGGTAACGGGTGGTGTGGTGCGCCGGATCGGTCGACGGTGGCGCGAATTGATTGGAATACACCGCCGGCAAGATCACGCCGTGATCGAAGTTGCCTTCCGGCGACAGCAGAATGACTTGCTCGCCCATGGAGGGCGGCCACCAGGTCTGTGCCTGGCCGGCGCGTGCGGTGGTCCAGGGCCGCCAGGTGGTCGTGTTTTTACCGACGCGGACGCGGACACGCTGGGCATCGTGATCGATGTCGGCAATCGTGCCAACCCGGATCAGGTTCAGGAGTAGGCGCAGCAGTTCGGAGGTGTCGGCAGTCATGCAATGCATGTTGCCGTGTTGCCGCTGGCAGCGCATCAAGCGGCGGGTTGATAAGAGGCTTATCGGCAGCGCCGGGATGTCGTCGCGCGCGCATGCGTGAGAAAGTACGGTTTAGACGCGGCGACGTGCTGATTGTTAGTGCAATCAACACGCCACCGTACCGGCAGATAGTACCTGCAAGCAAAGCCAAGGCCGCGCACCTGTGCACAGGCGCCGCAAGGCTAGCATAATTACGCAGGTATACCCAAATGCAAGACATCCGCTGTGGGAATTGTTCCCGAAAACTCGGCGAAGGTGAGTACATCGCCCTCTCTATCAAATGTCCGCGTTGCGGCACTATGAATCATCTGAGGGCCACGCGCCCCGCACCAGCATGCCATCGAGCATCCGAACAAGGAACACACCATGGATGCCAGTCCGATCATCCCGTGGCTGGGTGGCAAGCGCCGCCTGGCTGACAAACTCATCCCGCTGTTTCCGCCGCACGAATGCTATGTTGAGGTGTTCTGCGGGGGCGCTGCGCTGTATTTTTTACGGCCCATGCCGACACACACCGAGGTCATCAACGATATCAACGGCGAGCTGGTAAATCTGTACCGCGTGGTGCAGCACCACATGGAGGAATTCGTGCGGCAGTTCAAGTGGGCCATCAGCAGCCGGCAGATTTTTAAGTGGCAGCAGGCGGTACGTCCGGAGACCTTGACCGACATCCAGCGCGCCGCCCGCTTCTACTATCTGCAACAGCACGCGTTTAGCGGCAAGGTGGTGGGCCAGAACTTCGGTACCGCCACCACCGGCCCCGCCATTAACCTGTGCCGGATCGAAGAAAATCTGAGTGCCGCGCATTTGCGCCTGGCCGGCACCTACATTGAGCATCTGCCGTGGCTGGAATGTATGCAGCGCTACGACCGCCCACATTCCTTCTTTTATCTGGATCCGCCGTATTGGCAGACCGAGGGCTATGGCGTGCAATTCGGCTTTGAGCAATACCTGCAGATGGCGGAGTTCATGCGGACCTGCAAGGGCAAGGTGATGGTCAGCATCAACGACCATCCGGATATCCGGGCGGCGTTCGATGGCTTCACGATGATGGGGCTGGATATCAAATATAGCCTGGGCAGCGTGCATGGTCAGCCGGGGACGAGCAAGGAGTTGGTCATTACCAACTGGGATGCCGAGAGCTGCGATCAGCTGTTTTAGAAGCCGTTCGGCAGGCGTTATCGATTACAAAAGAGCATGCTTTCCATGTTGAAACATATTGCTTTTGTAATTTAACCGCCATGCGAACTCCAGAAAGAGCTACCTGATGAACGGAAAATCTGTGCGCCTCCTTTATTCATCTGCTGCTGGTTTTTTGCCTCGTAGGTTGTTCCACAGCCGATTTCCAACCTTACGCCGGCTCAAATAGCGACAGCGACAAAAAAGCCCAGATGGCGCCCGATAAGCTTGGCGACCAATCCTTGGTCGGCCACAATGAGAAAAAATCTTCACCTATTTTCGTTAATCGCGATTCTGATAATAACGATATCGTCTTGCTGCCCACAGAGGAGTTTTCATTCGAACTGACTGTGCGGCTCGCGCAAATATTGGCTGCGGATACTGGGCTGAAAGTTCGCGCGATGCGTTGGCGAGGATGCGGTCGTTTAATTTACGCAACCACATCCACGCCATCGCCTTACCAAAAAGTGACTTTCTCAGGGCGATTAATTACGACTTGCCGTGGAACCCACGGCGCATTGAGCAATGGATTGGCCGATGCCACCGCTACGGCCAGCGCTTCGACGTGGTCGGTATCAATTTCCTGAATACTCGCAACCAGGCTGACCAACGAGTGCTTGAGCTGCTAATCCACGCCTTCACTCGCGCAGTCGCTGCCGACCTTCTCACACTC